GGCGATATTTGCATCAGGATTATCTTTCCATATAAGACGTAGCTCATGCTCTGTAAAAGCTGGTTTATCCGCAAAAGCGACTAATGGTTTTTTACCATCCTTTGAAATCGGAATAACTGAAAATCCCTTTTGTTGATAATAGATTGCGTAATCTATCATCCCTCTCATAATTAGAATGGAAGATCGTCTTCTTTAAATTCTTCTACAGGGTTAACCATCGTAGGAATATCGGACTTTTCGATACGTTTCACGTTTAAGTTATTGTAAGTATTACCGTTATACTCTGATGTTTCGTTTTTAACGGTAATTTTAAGGCATTTATTGAGCAATTGATTTAAGTAGTCATCCAAAGACTTAAACTTAGTTCCGTCTGGAATTCCAGCTTGTTTTGCAAGGTTCATGATTGCCCCGATTGGATATTTACCATCTTCTTTTTTGGCAAAGATACGGTGGAAGATAATGTTATTTTGAAATTCTTGCTGGAAGTCTTTGCGAATTCTGAAGTGAATGTTGATAAAGTCTGCGCCATTTTTAGTTGCGTCTTGGACCGCTTTTTCAATAAATGTTTCGTAAGTTCCGTCAGTAATTGATGCAAATTCCTTTGCTTTTGAGTAATCGATTGTAAACATAATGTATTTCTCCTTTTAATATAAAATTCCTAGTTTTTTAGCGATGTAATACTGCCAACCTGGCTTGTATCCATGTTGTTTTCGGTATTCTGTTAGTTCATCCATCGTCTGGCACAGATCAGGTGTCTGATAGGTACTAACTCTATTTTTTAGTTTTAGTTGTTTTTGTTCAGATATTTCTTGTAATTCAGCTTCTTTGATTTCTTCGATTTCACGTTTGGTCAACTCGTTTTCATGTCCACATTCCGGACAGATACGAGTATCGGACCAATACGTGGCATAACAGTTATCGCAAACCCTTGTGGTAGGCTCACCAATCTTAGCGGATTGCTTTTGTTTAGTCTCTCCATCTAAACGCCATTCTCTATCCATGTTAGGTAAACCAAAACGCTCCACATTGCCAACGTGATCAATAATAATAGCTATCTTTCCATCTCTTGGATTCAACGGCCTCATAGCAAATTGCAAGTATAGCGATAGCGATTGTGTTGGTCTCAACATAATGCAAACATCAACATTTGGCAGGTCTATCCCTTCTGTAAACAATTCACAGTTAACCATGATTTTTAAATCACCATCTCTAAATGCTCGCATAGCTTCTTCCCGTTCGTTCTTAGGCGTTTTTCCGCTCACTGATTGCGATTGGTACCCTGCTTGATTAAAGGTGTCAGAAACCAAATGAGAGGCTTCTACGCTGTGCGTATAAACGATAGCTTGCTTTCCTTTTGCTAGCTTTTCATAGTGTTTAATAACATCACCATAGATAACCGATTTCATGGATTGATCAACAGAATCCTTAGTAAACTCTCCACCTCTTTTTTTAAGGACAGAATTATCAATCATGGACGGTGCGTAGTATTTAAAGTTAGCTATATTACCGTGTTCTTGCAGCCATTTGACAGATTTTCCAACTACCAAATCATCAGCAATATCATCAAATCCATCTCCATTTAACCTGACTGGTGTCCCAGTAAACATCAATACATAAGCGTTTTTGAAATGGTCGATGATTTTTAAGTAAGACTTGGCTTTACTGTGGTGAGCCTCGTCAATCAAGATCACCTCTGGTTGAGAGAGACTGTCTAGTTTTCTGACTAACGACTGCACACCACCGATAGTTAACAGATTTGAGTTAACTCCATTTGCTGCAAATGTTCTCTCTACCTGTTCATTGATTTCTTTTCTGTGGCTAAAAAACAATACTCTGTTTCCTTTATCCGTAGCGCTTCTTGCGATATGGGCCATAACGACTGTCTTTCCACTTCTAGGGAGGCGACTGGACGATTATTCGTTTATTTCCAGTCGCTAATGACCTCCTGATGGCTGTTAGTAATTCTTCTTGATAATCACGTAGTTTCAAATAATTCCTCCACTTTACACCCTTTGCGATCATCTAAACGATTTTTAGCATAAACACTAGCTGATGGCTGTAAAATAAAACCTCTCACTTCTTCCCCATCGTCTGTAGTTTTTTTGACCAATCTAGCCACAACATCTGTAAGTCCAAGGAAGTTGTTTAATATTTTTGTCCTGATATCTGGCATTGCTCTGTTATAAATCATTCCGTTTTCGTCAGTCCATTGATCAGAGGTTTCCCAAGCTAAAAATACAATGCGTTTATTTAATTGCAGTAGCGCTCGCAGACTATCTAAAATAGTAAAGTCAACTCGTTGATAATCAGCTTGACTTGGCACACGATGATTTTTACCCTCGCGCCCAAGATTCGCTAGGCAAGCCCTAAATAACTCGGAGACATTATCTATAACGATGTTGTCATAATCATTCGCTGCTCCATTTAGTAACTCTTTTACTGTGTCTAACCACTCTCCCCAAATTTTATGCGTATCTATATCCGCAATATCAATATTTTCGTTCCCTCTAAGGACTTTTGCCGACTTATCAATATTGATTACAATAGTTTTTCCGGGCAAATATTTTGCAGTTGATGTTTTTCCAAACCCTGGATTACCATAGATTAAATAACAACTATCATTATTTTTTATTTCTGTTGCTTTAGTGATTTTCATCTATTTTACCTGTAAACTTTCAGTTTCAATTAACTCAACTCCAGCAATTTCTTGACCAGTTTTAAGTAATTTAGCTAATTCTTTTTTATCTGGCTTCCGCTCAATTTTTTCGGTCATATATTCGAGAGGAATCTTTGTTTCGTCCAGCACCTCAACTTTTTTGTTTTTTCGTAGCGACACTTTAAACATTCCAGCATCTACTTTTTTCTTATTAGACAAAGCCATTGCTAAATGTATCGTCTCTTTGTATTTATCAATTTTAGCTTGCGCTTGTTTTTGCTTTTCGTAAAAAGCTTCTTTTTCAGCTTTATACATTTCTTCGTTAGCTTGAGCATTTTTTAACATTTTGACAAAATATTCAATGTTGTTTTCTAAATCCGCCTGAAAATCAATACTGTCCAGCGTGTCCTGAAATGTTTCTTCGTCTAAATCCATTGACTGTAATTGTGCGTAAATGCCTTCTAATTCGTATAAATAAGCCATGTTATTTCCTCTTTCTACGTTTTAACTGCCACTTTTCAGCTTTCGGTCTATCGTTTTCTCTTGTCAGAGCTATGACTTTATTTTGTAGCTTGTCGATCTCTTGCCCAAGCAAAGCTTGGACCTCAAAATAGTTGCTCTCCCAGTCTTCGCTAAATCCGCTTATATAGAGCCTCGACTGCAGTATGTATATCTGTCTGACTGCGCCAAGATATGTTATCTCCCTTCTTCAAAAATAGCTTTCGCATCTCTTGTCTTTTAACGTCTCAATAACTCCATCTAAAACATCTGATCGTTTTTTAAGCTCATTGTACTCTTTGACAGATATTGTGATAAAATCTTTGTTATCTTTTGTAGTATCGCTATATCCGAGCAGGTAAGCGACTGATACATCAAAATAATCTGCTAGTAATTGCGCTTGATCAAGCGCAATTTTGTGTTTATTTTCCCAGCGTTGGATCGTCCTATAATGCACGTATATTTCTTCTGCAAGATCTTGCTGAGTCAAGCCTTTTTCTTTGCGCAACTCTTTTATTCTGTTCATGTTATCCGTCTCCTACTAAATTTGTTTAGCAGGTAAACCGTGCTTTTGGTTATATCTACGTGCATTAGCTTCCCAACCGTTGTTTTCAATCGTCCATTTTGATTTTTCCTGTTTTTTTGGTTTTGTAAAAATAAAATCTAATAGTTTCACAGATACTTCTCCTTATCTTTTTCCCATTCTATTGATTTGCGATAAAACAAATATTCTCGCATCCCGTCAATAGTTACTCTTCCACCTTGTTCCAAAAGGTACTTTGAAAAATATGGAATCTTTACCATCTCATAACGCCTGTCTTGCATTTGACGCTTAGTATATCCAAAAATTTTACCTAACGTCTCGTCATCTGCGCTATAAGGTTCGGTGACTATGTCTTTTATGTGTACTATTTCCATTCTGTCCCTTTCTATGTTATAATTAAGTAAATTAATCTAGTTTTGAGTCCGATTCCCGTCGGGCTTTTTTTGTTATTTAAATTCGTCTAAGCTGACACCTAAAGCGTCAGAAATTTTGACCATGTTAGGCCACGACAAATTTTTTATTTTTCCGCTTTTTAAGTCGCTAAAATGACTTTTATTAACTCCAGAAAGTTTCGCTAATTGATACATAGTCATACCTCTTTCTGATAAAATTTTTAATAATTTACCCCACATTACCCACTCACCAAAACACAATATGTAGTTGTTTATAAGTTATCCACAACTATAGGTTGTGTTTTCCTTTCTATTCTGATATAATTTATTTGAATATGACCTCTCACCGTTGTATTCAAAAATTATGGAAAGGAGGGAAGGAGTATGGAGATATTTAGCTATCCAGAAAATGCCAAGGAACTGTACGAGAAGCATAAGAAAGCAATAGAACAAGCTTGCGAACCAATCGCTACCATGTTAGCTTTAAATAATCCTGAATTAACAGACCTAGCAAACGAAGCTTTAGAACTCTACGCAAGGACAATTTACAATGCATGCGTTGACGCATCTATTATCATTCGAAATCGCGAGTATCAACATTATCGCGACCAATAAGTTCTGATTGCCGATTGGTAAAAAATTCTGCTTTTATCATGCTAGCATCTATTTTGAAATAGGTGCTTTTTTCTTTTCTGCTATACGGATATCGTTTTGGTCTCATGTGGCTTCCTTTCTGTTGTATAATGTAGTTATCCTATTAGGAAGGAGGGTAACTAAATGAATTTAGAAGAATTAACTCCTCTATTGAATAGTATTGATGATTTTGAAACTGTTATTTTACATAGTCTTGTCGGAGACTTTGTTATTGATCATTGGATTGAGCCTAATCGCAAAAATGAAACTCTCATTTTCATGCACAATGACCAAACAACAGAATTAAAATTATCAGCTATTCTCGGAACTTCCACTATTCCTAAGTCCCTCTAGCAAATTGCGGACTTTTTCGGAACGTTTGCCTGCATATTTTGATTTTCCGAGTCTCCAACTTAGTAGGCGATGTTCCTCTTCTGATAAGTAACCTGCTCTTTGTAGCAGGTTTTTTGCTACCTTCCATGGAATCACTACATCTACTTCATCCATGTTTATTACCATTTCTTCAAGTTCTTCTAGTTTGTTTTCTATTTCGTTCATATGTGTCCTTTCTAAATTTTGTGTTATTTTTGTCAACTTTTCTATGAAATTAAAATGGCTTCTAGGACTTTTCCGGGGTCTACCCCTAAAATATCAGCTAGCATTGCCACTTCTGACGCATCAAATGATTTTTTTGGTTTTTTACGTTTCTGATAAAATCCAGAGCGTGTAAAACCCATTTTAGTCGCGATAACTTTCTTTTTAATTCCGCTATCATCAATCAATTGCTCGAAAGCATTTTCCTGCATTCCCCCACCCCCTTTCTAATTTGGAATTATCCAAAACAACATAGCTTTAAAATTTTCTGTGGTATAATTTAAATAAAAATTGTGAGGTTGAAATGAATTTTTTTAATTTTTTATTGTGTGTTTTTAAGTTTACAAGTGAATATCTAATAAAAAATTGGATAGCTTTAATAGCTCTGTTTCTATCTTATTCAAACTACCGAAGAAATAACTTACAAGTCGAGTTAATTGCTGCTCCTGTTTCAGATTGGATTTTGAGCGTTATTTTAGACAACGGTGAAAGCATATATAATCCAAATGGTACATTAAGAGCTAACATTAAAATCATCAATCCTTCTAATGTTGATGTAAGCTACTTCGACTTGATTGTTTTTGATAAAAACAGAAAATATCAGCATTATTACCAAAAGCAAAATAATATAATTAACGATTTAACAGGTAGAGAGGCTATAGCCGCAGTACAGCCTGATGGCAATACAATCCTTATCGAGGTTCCAGAGGCAGATTGTGGAGTATTAAAAGCCCACAGTATGACAAGGATGGATTTAATCATACAAACGTCTGAAATCACAGATAGACTCTTTGTTGCTTTTAAAGTAGCTAAAAAGAAAAAACTATTTAAAGCTAATAAAGCAGGATATGTTAATTCACCTTATCAATCATTTTCTGCGTCATTCCCTGTGGAATTATCAAAAAAACCGCACTACGAGGATATCCTAAAAGATTTGCATGAGTGAGAGCAGATTTTCTTGTGTGAAATATCTTGGAAGAACCTAGTACACCGTATTTAATTTTTTCCATGCCTTCCCTCCTTTCCACTCCTTTTGGGGAGTTTTTATTTTGTAATAAACCAAGCAATCAGCCAAGTGATACCACCTAGCACTAACAGAGCTGGTAATACACCGCCTTCAAATTCAACGCTTGTTTTTTCCTTGCCATCACGACTAGTAAACGTGTGTTCTAAGTCGCCAAGCATTAGTTTTTTCCAACTCATTTTGTACCTCCTAAAAATGTTATAATCAACTTATCCTAGCAGAAAGGAGGATAAGCTAATGAAAATTTCTAATTCAAAAGATTTAGCTCTCGCTATTGTCGCTTCTTCTAGCCCTACTTTGTCTATCGAAGATAAAATCAAACTTTACGAAGACTCTGTGGAAGCTATTAAGCAACATAATTTACCTTTCGTTGAAGCCGAAAAGCAAGAACAAATCAATAATGGTAAAGTTATAGCCGAAGCTCTTGAGCGTGGCGAGTCATTGTTTGGATAAATAGTCACCAATTTCGAGGAACCCTTTAGCAAGCTCGCACCTTGTTAAGGGGTCTTCTTCGTTTGTGAAGTCTCGCAAAATTTGCATGTGCATATCTTTTAGCACTCCGATGAACTTTTCATTTCGTTCTCTCATAACCTCTCCTTTCATTCTTGCGGAGATACAGCCAATGTGCTAAACTAAACTTACCCCTAAATGGGGTGGGGGTATTTCACCCCCTATCCGATTACCTAGTAATCAGATATTTAATTCTAAGCTTAAACCAAAGAATCTTGATTTCGACTTCTAGTTCTTTGTGTTTAGGCTTTTTGTTTAGCCTAGACTTCATCAGCTGTACCTCCTTTCGTTTTGCTTAATTCCTTAAGCTTGATTATAGTTTAACACGGTTAAACCGTGTTGTCAACACAAAACTGCTATTTTTTTTATTTTTTAAATTATTTTTTGACAAAAGCACGGTTTATCCGTTATAATACAACTAGAAATGAGGTGTTATTATGAGTGGGTCTCTCGGAAATAAAAAGATAATGGCTTCAAATATAAGAAGGCATTTAGAAAAAAAGAATATGAACCCTAAAGAGTTTTCAAAAGCGATGAATTTTAAGTACAGCACAGTTTTAGATTGGGTAAACGCCAAAACTTATCCAAGAATCGACAAAATCGAATTGATGGCTAACTATTTTAACGTTGAAAAATCTGATTTAGTAGAAATGTATTCTCCTGAAATTATTTCTGCTACTTCTAACATCGTCATCCAATTAGACAAAGAACTCAAAGAACCTCGTCACAGTGATTGGATAAGTTACGGTGAAAATCTTTTATCTGAACAAAACACAGTAGAAGATAGTAAGAATACAGTAGTAGAATTATTTTCTTACAACTACTACGACCACGCAGCTTCAGCTGGTACAGGTCAGTATCTAAATGATGTACAAGTAGAAAAAATTGAGTTACCAGTCGATTATGACGCAGACTTTGTTATCCCTGTTTATGGTGATTCCATGGAACCGAAGTATTACTCTGGGGATTATGTGTTTATTAAACTATCCGTAGAGCTCGCAGATGGCGATATAGGCGTCTTTGAGTATTATGGTGACGCTTATATCAAACAGCTGCTTATAAATGACGAGGGGGCATTTCTGCACAGTTTAAATGGCAAGTATGAAGATATACCCGTAGATAGAGATAGCGACTTTAGAATTATTGGTGAAGTTGTGGGGAGTTATTCTGAAAAATAAGAATATTTTTATAAGGAGTTTTATTATGAATTTAGATACTGTTTTGCAACAAATGAAGGAATGTGGGGCTTACGACACTTGGGGAACAAAGAAAGAAGTAAAAGCTTTGCCAGAAATTTTGTCAGATGACGAAATTATCCAATACGCAACATCTGGGTTTGTAAACGGCAATACTGTCCTTGTTGTATTGACCCAAAAACGAATTTTATTTATCGATAAGGGAATGTTATATGGAATTAGATCGACAGAAATTCCTCTTGATATGGTTAATAGCGTCTCATACTCTAAAGGTTTAATTCTTGGCGCAATAGCTGTTATGAACGGAGCCACAAAAATTGAAATATCTAATATTGCCAAGGACACTTGCCCTGTACTTACCGAAAAAATAAAAGATTGTGTAGAACAATACAAATATAATCTGTACCAACATCAATCGCCTCAGAAAACAGCAACTGTAGGCTCGGAAGATGCCGTTGCTGAAATCCGTAAGTTTAAAAAACTTTATGATGAAGGCATCCTTACAGAGGAAGAGTTTATAGCTAAGAAAAAAATAATTTTAGGGATTTAAGGTGTAAAGTTAACCGTTAAAAAATAAAAAAGCCCCACGCTCTCAAACTTTGGCGAGTCTGAGCGTGAGGCGAATTCTAGTATAGTAAAAACCTGCTTTAAGTAGGTCTCTTTACTGTACTCATTTTAACAAAAAATGAGGTAAAAAACAATGAGAAAAGTAGCTATTTACTCTAGAGTATCAACAATAAATCAAGCCGAAGAAGGATATTCCATTCAAGGACAGATTGAAGCTTTAACAAAGTATTGTGAGGCAATGGAATGGAAAATTTACAAAAACTACTCTGATGCAGGTTTTTCAGGCGGTAAACTTGAACGACCGGCAATAACAGAATTGATTGAAGACGGTAAAAACAATAAATTTGATACTATTTTAGTCTATAAACTAGACAGGCTATCAAGAAATGTAAAAGACACACTTTACTTAGTCAAAGATGTATTTACTGCTAACAATATCCATTTTGTCAGCTTAAAAGAAAATATCGACACTTCTTCAGCAATGGGAAATCTCTTTCTCACTCTCTTGTCAGCTATTGCAGAGTTTGAAAGAGAACAGATTAAAGAGCGAATGCAGTTTGGTGTTATGAATAGAGCAAAATCTGGAAAAACAACGGCTTGGAAAACACCACCTTATGGATATAGATACAACAAAGACGAAAAAACATTGTCGGTCAACGAGTTAGAGGCTGCTAATGTCAGGCAGATGTTTGACATGATAATCTCTGGCTGCTCAATCATGTCAATTACAAATTACGCGAGAGACAATTTCGTCGGGAATACGTGGACACATGTAAAAGTAAAAAGAATATTAGAAAACGAAACATATAAAGGATTAGTGAAGTATAGGGAACAAACTTTCTCAGGTGATCATCAAGCCATTATCGACGAAAAAACATATAATAAAGCGCAAATAGCTTTAGCACATAGGACAGATACGAAAACAAATACTAGACCTTTTCAAGGGAAATATATGCTTTCTCACATAGCAAAATGCGGTTATTGTGGTGCCCCTTTAAAAGTATGCACAGGAAGAGCTAAGAACGATGGTACGAGAAGGCAAACTTACGTTTGTGTTAATAAAACAGAAAGTTTGGCTAGACGAAGTGTTAATAATTATAATAACCAAAAGATTTGTAACACTGGTCGATATGAAAAAAAACACATCGAAAAATATGTTATTGATGTTCTTTATAAACTTCAACACGATAAAGAATATCTTAAAAAAATAAAAAAAGATGACAATATAATTGATATTACACCTTTAAAAAAAGAAATAGAGATAATCGATAAAAAAATCAATCGTCTAAACGATTTATATATTAATGATTTGATTGACCTACCAAAACTAAAAAAAGACATCGAAGAACTCAATCATTTAAAAGATGATTATAACAAAGCAATTAAATTGAATTATTTAGACAAGAAAAACGAAGACTCTCTTGGAATGCTGATGGATAACATTGACATTAGAAAATCTTCGTATGATGTTCAATCTAGGATAGTTAAGCAATTGATAGATAGAGTCGAGGTTACTATGGATAACATCGATATTATTTTTAAGTTTTAA